TATTAAAAAAGGGTAGGTAGAAAACCACCTACCCCTTTATTTGTTAGTCAATTTATTTTATTATGAGTAAAGAACAATGTCAGAACCAATTCCGATTTGTACCCCTGCTGTATATCTCATAACTACTCTTACGTTTTGAGATCCATCAATATCAGCCATATCAATAACTTTAACTTCGTTTCTGTCATTTAATAGACCAGTTCCAAAATATAAGTTAGATTTTCTAGCTGCTACTGCATTGTTAGTGTTAAGTCCTGCTGTTACAAACATTGGAATACCTTGATAATTCATTTCAGTTTGTCCTACGTTATATAATTCTCTATAACCTAGAGCTGCTTGTGCTTGAATGTAAGCCTTAGCAATAGCTGTTGATACATATAATACTAAGTCATCACTTCCATATACTCCACTTGGAATAGCGTTTACAACTTTGTTTAGCTCTGCAATAACATTAGAAGCATCTACTGATGTTCCTGTTACGTCTACTACGTCTGAATCAGCTTGCATTAAAGTTTTAAAACCATCAAAGTTACCTTCTGCTGCTGCACCACCCCAAATAGAGTTTTCAGTTGCTTGTGCAACCTCTGCTGCTACTCTTGCGATAACAAAGTCAGAAAATAATGGAGGTAAACTATCAAAAGCACTAAAGCCCATTTGAGCAGCTTCCCAGTCAGAATGTAATTCTTTCTTACAAATCTGAAGGTTAACTTGCAATTCAGTTGGTGTTAATACTTTTTCAGTAAGTGTAAGACCTGATGTCGTTGAATCGAAATCACAATCTGCACTTCTTACTAAGTTTGAAAATGCTCCTACTTTCATAGCAGCCTTAAACTTGATGTTAGGTAATATAGTTACAGCAGCTTCATCAAGAGTTTTAGCTGCGAATAAACTAGCTGCTAAATATTTCCCTGCAAATTCACCTGCATAACTACTCCCTGTAATTGTTGGATTTGGCATTTTATTTAATTTTAATTGTTACTTAATTTTTTCATTATTTTATCTAAAGTAGTTTCTTTTCTATTTTGTCCGAACTGTACTTTAAATTTCTCTTGAACTTCAGGATTGTGATTAATTGGCTTAGTTGCTGGAGTTTCGCTAAGTTCTTGTTTAACTTGCTCCTCTACCTCTGCCATTTCTTCTTTTACTTCCTTAAGTTCATTGATCATACCTTTGATTTCTTCAACGGCTGATTCAAATTCTTCTTTTGATACATATTGAGCTTCTACTACTTCTTCTTCTTCAGCAGGAGCTTCTTCTTCTACTTCCTCTTCTGCTTTGATTTCTTGAATTATTCCTTCTTCTTCTACAACAAGTGTTTTACCCTCTTCTGTAAGATACTCACCTACAGGTAAAGCAATTTTATCATCTTCTGTAAGAATAAAGATTTCGTTTCCTGCTTCAAAAGCATCAGCTTCTAATACTGTACCGTTTTCTAGCTTTAATTGTGCTAGTTCTAATACTTCTTTAGGAGTTTCTTCTAATTGAGTTTCTTCTTGCTCAATTTTATCTTCTCCTAAGAAAGTTTTGATTTTGTTTAAGATTTCTGTTGATTTCATATTACTATAACGTTATTAAATTTATATTTGCATTTTTATATTTTACCAATGCCTTGGTTTATTATATTACCCTTACAGCACTTCACTGAATAGGTTTCGTCTTTACATAAACAACCTCTACGTCCTCCTTTAGGACTTGTCTTACTTGGTGTTTCAAATTTTTTCATCTTCCTTGTCCTCTATACTTTTTTTTATATCCGTTTTGTCCTACACTCGCATTTTTGCTGTGCGGATGTGATTTTCTTTTTGGTTTTACATACGTTCTTATTACGTTTCTTGCCATTACTTAATAGGAATACAATTAGGTACTTTTTTTCCGTTCTTCATTTTCATTCCGTATTGCTCGTATCCTGGTTGACAAGGTGCTTTTAAATTATGCTCCTCACAAGGCATATACCAAGTTTTACCTTCAAAGTCGTGTGTATGATATTTATCACAACCTATATTCTTTGCAGCTTCTAATGCCTTTTCTTCTGTAGCGTATGCTAACCTATCATCTATAATCGCAAAATCATCGTTAACTACCATAGAAGCTAAATCTATCTCTCCTAATTCTTTTAGTTTACTTTCTGACCATCTCTTAGCTGCTAAACCACCCCAAAGCAAATATGATATAGTACCACAAGCTTTAGAATCTCCCTCATCGTAATATTCTTCTGCTCTACTTAAATAAGAGTACATTCTTTTGATAGTTTCTTTTGAGATCGGTTTTCCTGCTGCTAATTGTGTAGCTCTTACTTTTCCAACTTGTGTAGCACACTTGTTGTTTACTTTTTTGTTAAGCTCTAAGCCTCTCTTAGCGTTGTTCTTTACGCCTGATGGATAATCACTATAAGATTCCAAGTCTTGTTTCTCGTTTCTGATTATGTGTTTGATTTCAGATAGTATGTCTTTAGCTTCGTCTTCTTCAAAGTCGTTTACTGGCTCTTGAGGTCTTTCCATCTTATCTGCAAAGTAACCTTCTATACTGAAGCCTTTTACCTTGCCAGTTTTGACAAAATTATTCCAGATTTCATCGTTGTTTACCTTAACAGCACCCATCCAAGTACCAATAGGAAGATTAAGTCCATATTTTACTGATTTATCGTGTACTTTATCTTCTACTAACCAAGATTCAACAAGTGTAAGTCCATTTAAGGTATGTTGGTGTTCTAAAGTAGCTTTAGACTGATTACCATTCATTAAATAAAGCTGTGATGCTTTTTCTACAGTTTGTTTAGAGAAATATATATAATATTCTTCTTCTCCTTTTCTACGATATATAGGTTTGTTTGGAACAAGTAAAGCACCCATAAGAATACGCTTTTCTTTATCTACCTCAGCAAGTTTTATTTCTTCGTTTTTAAGTGCTATGAAATCTTCTTCTATTGCAGGATTTTCAACTACAGATATAGCTTCTATTCCTGTGATTTCATCGTCGCCTAAAATAAGTTCTACAATTCTCATATTATAATAACGTTTTAATTTATTTTTTTGTTTATCCTATACTTGCACTCTGTACAATGTTTCGATCTAATTGTTGAGCTGTTGATACATCACTACTAACTACAAAAGCTCTTGGCGGAGGTTGATTACCTAATAAGTCTGCTAATTGATTTGTACCACTTGCACCTACTGTACTAAATGATGGTGGTAATGATGATGCTGTTGCTGCTGGAATTGATGTTGTTGGCTCTCCTCCTGTATCTCTTGCCCCTAATCCTGCTGGTGGTTTTGGTGATTTAGATGATGCTATTTTTTTAACATTAGCTATTCCACCTGCAATAACAGCTGCTGCTCCAATAAACCCAAATATTCCTCCTTGTGCTAAGGCTTTGTTTGCACCTGCATAAGTATCTTGAATTGCTTGTACTATTGCGATAGCTTTTCCAAACTTAGAGTTTTGCCCTACAATACTTGCTATGTTTCCTAATGTTTCTTTAAGTTGTCCTTCTTTTGCTTTACCTAAATCTTTTTCTATTTTTTCTTGTTGATTTGAGTTGGCTTGTTGGAAATCAAGTAGTTCATTATTTGCATCAATAAACGCTTGTGTACCCTTCTCGTATGAATCTCTTTTAATTTTTAATCTATCTTCTTCAACCTTTCTTTCAATTTCAAGATTATCTAACATCATTTGCATCCTTGTAACTTCGTTTTGCTCCATTTCAGCATTAAAGTTTCTCTGCTCGTTTTGTCTTAATGCAGTAGCCTCATCATTAGACAATTCTAATTCTATTTTTTCTTTTAATAGTGCAACTCTATTAGATTCTTGTTCTGACATAAAACCTTCTATCTGAGCTTCTATTGCTTTCTTTTCGTTTCTTGCTTCTAAGAGTGCTAATCTATCTTCTTCTAAACCACTAAGTTTAAATTGCAGCTCTGCTTGTTGAATCATCAAATCAGCATTGGCTAACATAGATGTTTCTTGTTCTTTAAGAGTTTCTTTAAGTTTATTATTTGCTGCTATTCTATCATCAATACTTTTAAGATCGTTGTCTCTTATTTGTCTTTGCTGTTCTGCTTGTCTGTCGTATTGCTCAATCAAACCTTGATTTACTATTCTAGCTTCAGCTGCTGCTTTTTTAAGTTGTTCGTTTGCTTTTACGTTTTCAGCAATA